CCCATTGATGACAAATGTCCACAGTTTTCTATACACGGTGCTCCAGTGTCGCAACTTACTGCTTCACAATACTTGTGTAAACAAAACTATGCTATTCATTATCGATATGATACAAAAACTGCAGAGTATGTAGTTGAACATGTTTCTCCTGAAGATATGAGTGGAGTAGTTCGTCGTCAAGACGACTTTCATCCAGACTTAGATGTACCAGAACAATTTAGAGCAACACTGCACGACTATGCAGGTCATCCATATGACAGAGGACACCTAGTTCCTGCAGGTGACAGTACTCAAACTAAAGAAATTATGAGTGAAAGTTTTGCACTTACTAATATGGTTCCACAAGTACCTGCCAACAACAGAGGTATTTGGAATAAGTTAGAATCAACTGTTCGTAACTGGGCAGGGGAAGGGCGTGATATTTATGTAACTTCTGGAACTTATTATCAACCTGGTAAACAAATTAAAACAATTGGTAAAGGTGTAGCTATTCCTGATTACTTATGGAAGGCAATTTATGATGCAACTAATAATCAAACAATTGCATTCTTAATACCAAATGACGGAATTTCTGCTAGAGAGTTACCTAAGTTTATTTTAACTGTTGAGCAGTTACAAAACGTAGTAAACATTAACTTCTTTCCGGCACTTGGGACTAGTCCAATTGAACAAACTATTAATCGTAACTTATGGAAAGGTTTATAACCTTCCTAAGTTTTTAATGTAATTTCCAATATCGTGATTAACAAAGAAATTAATCTTACCTTTTTTAAGTCCGATATAAAAACCTTTTACTCTATCTTTGATTGTCTGCCATCTTGTAAAAACTCTTACATTGCCATGATGATCAAAGTAGTGTAGCTGACCATGATGCTTATATGGAAATATTGGATTCCGTGTAACTGCATCTGCATTGTTTACCCATCTATGATGTTCGATGTTTAAGCTATTCATGTGTTTAATAAATGTCATATCACCAACACGCGGACTACCGTATGTATATAAAAACGGCGTAGTTAATTTTTCTGTACGCGCACATCTTGCAGTTATAAGGGTTGCCATTGCTGCACCTAAACTATGACCTGTACACCATACTTTACGATTAGCACCGTATTTTTGTAACATCTTTAATAAGTCAACCCAAATAAGATCTACACTTGTTCTAAATCCATGATGCACTAACCCGTGTCCTGATCTACTCGGTACTAGTGCAAATTCTATGTCATGTGCAACATCATTAAAGTGAGTTGGTTGTGTCCCACGACACACTACTATTAAATCATCGTTGTCCCATAATACATACAAGTCTGACCCACCATGGCTTATAAATTTACTGTCATATCCTAATTCTTTAAATTCTTGATCGTCATTATATGCAAGACTGCTCATTGTTGCCATTGTTAATGATTTTTGTTCAAAGGTTAAATCTGATATCATATCAAGCTCCTAGTCTAATCCGTTAAACGGACCTTCTTTTCCGTACGCCCACAGCGCATTCTTTTCGTGTATTGTTCTTGCTAGTCTACGAGGTAGGAATGGTAGAATAGGATGCACTAATACATTATGAATAATACTTCTAATTAAATCCATAGTTGTCCTCTCACTTTACTTTACATCTTATTGTATTTATTGTATAATATATACATATTAACTAGCAAGGAGTATGTATGACAAGAATTAATTCAAATGTAGACCCTAAGAAATTAATGGATCAACACCTTATGGCAGAATACAGAGAATTACCAATGGTGCTTGCATCTCTTCGTCGGTCGTTGAAGACACAATCAGAAAGAGAAGTTCTTAAAAAAATTCCTCCTAAATTTACACTGAATAAGGGTCATGTGTTGTTCTTTTACAACAAGCTAACATTCCTTAGGAATAGATATGATCGGTTAGTTAACGAATTACACAACAGAGGATACAACTTAGATCAAGGTCGTGTACTTGATCTAAATGGTATACCTTCTACGTTTTTTAATGATTGGTCTGCAACCCCTGCAGATGATGCTGTATTAGAACAGCGTATTAAGGAAAAGATAGCTATGAAGCCATCTTGGTACAAATATTATGGCAAATCTGTGTTATGACAAGTACACAGATCAAACACGATAACAAGTGCATTAACTAAATCGTCAATCATCCCATCAGTATGCAATGGAGTAGGTGCAAATCGCAAACGCTCTGTTCCTACTGGGACAGTTGGTGAATTTATTGCTTGTGAATAGATATTAAAATCATTTAATAGCATGTCACTCATTGTTTTGCATCTTTTAGCATCGCCTACTAGAACTGGAACAATGTGTGTATCACTTTGCATAACAGGTAACCCTGCTTCTATTAATCGTTCTTTTAATTTATTTGCTTGTTGTTGATGTTTTAATCTTAACTCATTATGATCTTTAAGATATTTAACTGCGGCTAATGCTCCGGCACATGTTACCGGACTCATTGATGTTGTAAATATAAAACCTGCTGCTACTGATCGTATTGCATCAATTACGGCTGCAGTTGCTGCGATATATCCGCCCTGGACTCCAAACGCTTTACCAAGAGTACCGTTGACTATGTCGACTCTCCCCTGTAATTGTAGTTCTTCTAGCTTCCCAGCTCCACATGTGCCATAAAGTCCAACGGCGTGTACTTCGTCTATATAGGTTATAGCGTGGTATTTATCTGCTAAATCACAAATATCAGCTATTAGACTTATATCACCGTCCATTGAGTATACACTTTCAAACACAATACAAGGTGTATGATTGTTTTCTTTTGATCTAATTAAACATTCTTCTAAATCAATTAAATCATTATGTTTAAATATCTGTTTTGGTGCTCTGCTGTGTGACATGCCAACTATTAAACTATTGTGATTTTTACTGTCGCTTATAAATTCAATATCTTTTACAATTTTAGATAATGCAATTAAACTCCATTCATTAGCAACATATGCAGAGCTGAATAACAAAGCTCTATCTTTCTTATGTAATAATGCTAGTTCATATTCTAATGCAACATGATAATGACTAGTTCCGGATATGTTTCTAGTACCGCCACTTCCTGCACCGGTCATGTCTAATGCAGTACGCATAGCATCAAGAACAACTTTATGTTGTCCCATTCCTAAATAATCGTTACTACACCAGTTTATAATATTTTTAATATTATACGGACCGTACCAAATTGCAGTTGGGAACTTACCGTTTTCTCGTAATATATCGTTAAACACACGGTAGTTACCAGAGTCTTTTAACGTTTGAATAGTTTGTTTAAAGGGTTCAATGTTTATAGTCATACCGTATTTAAACATAAATATGATAAGAGGACACAAAAATGAGAGTTCAAGATATTATTAGAAACATGTTAAACTTGATTGATGGCGGAGAACAAGAACCCATTGAACCAGAGTTTATACTTAAACCTGATCATAAAGTAACAGCAGGTGATGACATTAACAGATTTAAGCAAATTGTTGATTTGGCAGATAGTCCAGAAAGACACAGATTTATTAATGAACCTAATCCGGCGTATGCAGATTTAGATTCAGTTACAATACATGCAGGTGGCGGAATGAATGGTCCAAAACATCCTGCTGATATACGAGTTAAAGATCCAAGTGCGTATCCGCATTTAATTGATACAGAATTTGAACCAACAGACGATCATCCTGAACATATTGTAATGATTAAAGCAATGAGGGGGCAATAATGTCAGCTAACGGAATCGCATGGTTATCAACCAAAGAAGCAAAACAAGCAGCTAAACTTGCGTTAGCAAAAGCTAAACGTCAAGGTAAAACTGTAGCAGCTGATGGTACAGTTACTGGAAGTATAGATCCTACTAAACAATACTATCGTGATAGAAACAATTATGATATTACGCAATTACCAACAAAATATAACGGTGACGGAATTACTGACAATCCTAATGTAGGCGGACTTGTTGTTGGCCGGCCTTGGACTACATAGATGCCTTATATACACGATCGCAGTGATACTAATATAAACAACTTGCATCATGCAATGGAACTCGTTGACGAAATACCACATGTTCGCGTTACGTTAGGATCTGATAATATTACAGTAACTGGAAATGTTAACATTGCATCTGAAATTAAAATTAATAATACTGAGTTACAAAGTATTCCAGTTCATTTAACAAGTGATATCGATGTAGGTAACTTCCCAGCATTTCCAACTAGTATTGATGTAGGTAACTTCCCAGCATTTCCAACTAGTATTGATGTAGGTAACTTCCCAGCATTTCCAACATTAATCAAAGTATCTAAAGATAGTAATGACAACACTGTAAATAATCGTATATATGTTGATGCTAATGTTTCTAATACTAATCCAATTGCAGTAACTGGAACATTTTGGCAAACTACCCAACCAGTATCTATTGCAAGCATGCCAACTACTCCGGTTACAGGAACATTTTGGCAAACTACACAACCAGTTAGCGGAACTGTAACAGCTAATGTAACATTCCCAACTACCCAACAAGTAAGTGGCACAGTTACGTTAGACAGCGGAAGTTTGTCAGCACTTGAAAACATCAATGCCATAGTAAGCGGTACAGTTGAGTTAGGTAGTACAACATTAACAGCATTAGAAAATGTAGGTGTTACTGGCACAGTTACAGTACAAGATGGCGGTAGTAGCATAACAGTGGATGGTACAGTATCAGCAACTGTGAGTGGCACAGTAGAACTAGGTGCTAGTACATTATCAGCCTTAGAGAATACCACAGTTACTATTAGTGGAACACCTACAGTTAACATCGGTACTATACCTGAAGTAGAGATTAAGAACGACAGTGGCAATCCAGTTCCTATTAGTGGAAATGTTAATGCTACGATTACAGGTACACCTGTTGTATCGTTTGGTGGAGCAAATTTAGATGCGTTTGGCAGATTACGAGTTAGTAATCCGTTTACTTTGTTTGATGGTGCTCAACGATACAGTGATAACCCATTCAAATGGGATCAACTAGACACTGGTGCTGCTACATCTGTATTTGTAACTAACGAAAGTTCAATATTAATGTCGGTATCAGGCAACGGCGATGAAAGTTTGAGACAAACCAAATCAGTGTTTGCTTATCAGCCTGGCAAGAGTTTGCTAACGTTGGCTACTTTTGTTATGACCACACCTACCGCAGGCTTGCGTCAGCGGGTAGGATTGTTTGGAGCACAGAACGGTGTATACTTTGAAGTAGATGGTAATACATTAAATCTTGTGATTAGAAAATATACATCAGGATCTGTAGACGATACTACAGAAAAGTTTGCTCAAACAAATTGGAATGGTGATAAACTTAATGGAACCGGGCCAAGCGGCATCACGTTAGTTGTAAGTAGAGCACAGATTTTTTGGTGTGATATTGAATGGTTAGGTGTAGGAACAGTTCGTGCTGGATTTGTTATTAATGGACAGTTTATAGTCTGTCATACATTCCATCACGCTAACCAAATCGGCGTTAATAAAGTTTACATGACCACTGCTACATTACCTGTTAGATATGAACTAACAAGCACCGGAGCCGCAGGCACTATGCGAGCTATATGCTCAACTGTAATATCCGAAGGTGGCTACATAAATCGTAGTGTTAGTCGAAGTATCGGAACTAGTCTAACAGGAAAGGCTCTCAGCAACACAGTATATAGACCTCTAGTATGTATTAGACTCAAAGCAGCTAATCTTGAATCGGTTGTAGTCCCTGTTAAGTTTGATCTTTTTGGTCTACAACAGGCTGCATTTGTCTATCAGTTAATTATAAATCCAACATTAACTAATGCTAGTTGGACTAGTGCTAGCGCAGACAGTTCAGTAGAGTATGACCTTTCTGCTACCGGATTGTCAGGTGGAACTGTGATTGATCAAGGAATATTTGTAGGATCAAACAAAGGAGGATCAGCCTCTATTACTTCGAATGACGTAGACTTTAGTCAACAACTAGGACGCACTATTGCCGGAGTATCAGATATATGGTGTTTGGCTGCTATTGCCACTACTAATAACGATCGTGCTGTAGGCGTGGTCACTTGGCAAGAGCATATATAAAAGATAAGTATAGTATAGCTAAAGGATTTATAATGAGAGCAAAAGAATTTACAATCAATGTGCCAATAAACATTAAAATAAACGGTGACGGAGATCCTGAGATCGATGTTGCAGGCAACGATTCAGAAGAACCCGACGAAAACCCAATCTTCGTATCGCCGTTACAACAAGAGTTAGAACTTAAAAAAGCTGATGCTGGCAAAGACAGCGCAGTAATTGATAAAATAACAGAACCTGAAGATGTTGGCGCCGAAGAAGACACCACTGACGATGATGTGTCTGATCATACTAATCAATTAAAAAGAATACTAGAACTTATTCGAAAATAATAAGGACACCGGGTGACAATTCAAAAAATTAAATCAGGTCGTATTAACACAGTAGTTGCAGATGCATATGTTGGTGAAATTGGCACAATATTTTACAATCAAGACATAGGCGATCTGCGGTTATCTGACGGTGTATCACTCGGTGGTATTCCGTTAGTTCTTGGTGGAGGTGGGTCAGGAGGCGGTGGTAACGCTACAATGATTGTTTCACCTACTCCCCCGGCAACTAATGTTCCCGGAACAATGTGGTGGGATACTGTACGATCTAACTTATATGTACGATATAGCGGTATATGGCATGCAGCTACCTTAGTACCTACTGCATCAGCTACTGTGAAAGGTGTAGTTAAAATTGGTAATGGTATAATTGTAGATCCCGACGGAACCATTAGTGTACAATATACTCAAGGACCAAAAGGTGATACTGGTGATACTGGACCTCAAGGACTTAAAGGCGATACTGGCGCACAGGGCATTCAAGGACTTAAAGGCGATACTGGTGATACTGGACCTCAAGGACTTAAAGGCGATACTGGTGATACTGGACCTCAAGGACTTAAAGGCGATACAGGTGATACTGGACCTCAAGGGATTCCGGGAGTGTCTGTTACTGGTAGCGAAACATTAGTTTGGTCAACTAGCGGCAGTTATCGCACTCTTACCGGATACAAAGAAAACGATATTACAAATACTGTTAGAGTTGCAGAATTTGCAGGAAATACGTTACGATTAACATTAGCAACGTTTACTCCAACTGTAACTGTAACATCGTCTGCAGGATCAACATTAAATTGGGATGTCCCTGCAACTGGTTTTACTGTTACTGTAGACAATCCAACCGACATCACTGACCAATATATTAATAATGTTATAGCAATTACACAATTAAGTGGATCAGTGTCTACCGTACTTGGAAATTATTCTGCAGGTTTATATAGTAACATTCCTGCAGGTGGTGTAGACTGGACTCAAAGTTTTACTACAAATAACTCAACATCGTATATTAGATCGTTATCCACTACTACAGCAGGCGGCGCTGCAAGTGGAGTTGTTGCATTTAATTACTATAACGGCACGACCCTTGCTAGTTGGGGAACTACTGCAACATTTTCAGTTAGCTGGCTTACGGTGTTGCATTCAATATCAATTGCTGCATTAACAGGAAAAACGTTTCTTGATTCGTATGCATCTACTACATATACGCCATCTACATCTTATATTTCGGCAGGTAACAGAACGTTTTTAATTAGTGGTACAAATGGAACAGTATCGTCAACTACTGCAAGCGGCACATTAACATTTACTGATCCGATTAATCATAGCAATAAGTCTACTGCTAGATATGTAACATTAACTACTACTGCATCTAGACCAGCTGCTGTAACAGGAACAGCATACAATGTTACACTTGGGCCTACTAATACAAATGATGTTGCTGCATCTGCTAGTTTTACATATCCATCTTTTTGGTTATGGTCTGATAGTGTGTTAATTATACCAACAAGGGCTGATATAATTAATAACATTACAGTAGAAACAGGTGTTACTGTTTTAGGAGATCAAGTTAAAACATTAGCAACACAATCAATAACTAATTCAAGTGCAAATCCAAGAGCATTTTGGTTTGTAGTAAGAAGTTCAGCATCACAACCAACAGTATTTAAAACTGGTGCAAGTGCTGGATTATTAAGTGATGTAGCATATACAAATGGCGGAACTGTTGCATTAGCACCTGATTCGCCGTTACCTAACTACGTTGCTGAAAATTATCAATTGTACGGATTTACCTTACAATCAGGTTCAACTTACGTGAGTATTTCATAATGGCATCTAACTATGATGGGTTAACAAGGAATATTTGGCCAGGAACGTGGAGCCCTGCTACTGCTGCGCCAATAGCATTAGACACAGAACTTCGTGGTACATTACAAAGTATTACTGGAGATACAAATGATCGATTAACTAATATACACGGACAGCGTATACAAGAAGGTATGTTAGTTTATGTTAAAAACAGTTATATATCTGGTTTGTATACTAGGACAGGTGATCGATACTATACATATAAACTGCAAACTGGAGAATCTAGAAATAGTTCAACTGGCGCAGTACCTAATGCTGAATCAAATTGGAGTGAAGTTACATTTGGTACAGGTTCAGGATCAGATTATACGTTACCAATTGCATCACCTAGTGTATTAGGTGGTATTAAAATTGGAGCTGGAATAGCTATTAGTCTCGACGGCACTATTAGCGTTGATGTATCTTCAATAACAGCAACACCATTAACAATTAAGTCTAATGGTACGTCTATTACTACACAAACATCGAGTATTAATTTTACAGGTGACAGTGTAACTACAACTACAGTTGGCAATGATGTAACAGTTGATATTAGCGGAATAGCAATTGGAATAAACCTAGACGGTGGTGGTCCAGGATCAGTTTATGGTGGAATTAATCCAATTGATGGAGGGTATATTTAATGGCAGTTCAAATTCAAATACGTCGAGGATCTGCACAGTTATGGTCTAACGTAAATCCAATTCTTGCAGAGGGCGAACTAGCATTAGAATTGGATACAGAAAAATTTAAAATAGGTAACGGCGTACTGCACTGGAATGATTTGCTGTATGCATCAGGACCACAAGGACCTGTTGGACCTCAAGGGCCGCAAGGGATTCCAGGTCCACAGATAAATAAAGTTATAGAGATTCCTGATGTCGTTCCCGGGGATTTAGCAGACGGATCATTATTAATTTATAACGCAATAACAGAACAATGGGACGTTCAAACTTCACTATCAAATCAAAATATGGATGGCGGAGTATTTTAACAGGACAATTATATGGCAAGTTCAAAAATAAGAATTAAAAGAACCAGTACTACTGCAATTACCACCGGTACACTTGCAGTTGGTGAATTAGGGTATTCATCACTTTTAGGTACCCAGTCAAATACTGGTGACAGATTATTTATCGGGATAGGCGCAGATGACGCAAGTACTACTCCGTTTGTAGTTGGTGGTAAATATTTTACAGACATGTTAGATCATGTTGCTGGTACTTTAACTGCAAGCTCTGCACTTATTGTTGATTCAAACAGCAAAATTGATGTAATCAATGTTGGCAATTTAACACTTACTGGCAGCACAGGTGTTATTAGTTCTACTAATTCAAATGGTAACATTACACTTACTCCAAATGGAACAGGGTATGTGCAAATTAGCGGTACTAATGCATTTATTCTTCCAAATGGTACTACTGCACAGCAAAGTCCTGCAATATCAGGTGCGATTCGTTATAACACAACTACTAACTCGTTTGAAGGTTATACTGGTACAAGCGGTGCAGGTAACTGGGCATCATTAGGCGGCGTAAGATCAGTTGATAATCTTACATATATTATTGCAGAAACGTCACCTGGTGTAAGTGATGACATATTACACTTTTATGCAAGTAACAACACTTCTGCAGTAGAAGTTGCAAAATTAGACATAGCTGCTTTAAAATTATTACAAACTACTGCAAATACAGGCAATGCTACTTCAGGTGCATTACAAGTTGCAGGCGGAGCAGGCATTGCTGGAAATATTTGGACTGGCGGTAATTTAAGTGTTGTTGGTACTTCAGCATTTACTGACTTGGCTACATTTAGTAATGGTCTTACTATTTCAGGTAACTCGACTGCTGCGGCTGAATATTTTAAAATTACTGACGGGTCGACTGATAAATTTGTAGTTGATACTGCATCAGGCAACACTACTATATCAGGCACATTACATGCCGGCAATACTACTACTGGTACGTTAAGTTCAACTTCAGCTACATTCTCCGGTGACATTGCAGTTGCTACTACTAAATTTACAATTGCCGCAGCAACAGGTGATACTACAATTGCTGGTACATTAGGTGTTACTGGTACAACTTCATTAACTGCATTAAACTTGTCAGGTGACTTTGCAGTTGCTACTAACAAGTTTACAGTTGCTTCGGCTACGGGTAATACTGCAGCTGCTGGCACATTAAGCGCAGGTGGTGACTTTGCAATTGCTACTAACAAATTTACAGTTGCAGCATTAACTGGTAATACTGCAGTTGCTGGTACATTAAACGTAACTGGACAAACTGACGTTACTGGTAACTTTAACGTAAACACTAACAAATTTACAGTTGCTGCATCAACAGGTAACACTGCAGTTGCTGGTACATTAAACGTAACTGGTACATCTACATTAGCTGCAGTAACTGCAGGGTCTGGTGCATTTTCGGGCGATTTTTCGGTTGCTACTAGTAAATTTACAGTTGCATCAGCTACTGGTAATACAGAAGTTGGTGGCACATTAAATGTAATTGGTACTTCATCATTTAACGGTACAGTATCGTTAAATGGATATAAACTTACAAACTTAGGTGACCCAACTGCTGCAACAGATGCTGTAACTAAAGATTATGTTGATTCACTAGCACAAGGCTTACATACACATGCGCCGGTTGACTTTGTATTACTAGCAGATGCCGGGGCAGCTACATATACTGCAGGTCCTGCTACTGCTCCGTACTTAGGCGATTTTGGTCCAGGTTCATACTTAACATTCTCAGCTGCTCCTACATTTACATATACATGGTTAGGCGGCGCTGAAACTGCAACATTTACCGATCATGGCGGTGAACGTGTATTGTTAATAGGGCAAACAGACAAAAAACAAAACGGTATCTATGTTTGGGCAACTGCTACTACATTTGTTCGTGCAATCGATGCTGATATGTCATATGCACAAAATGGATTTACATCTACGTTAACATCTGGTGTTGCAACTATTGTATTTTCAGTCGGTACTACTGAAAAATTAAGAGTTGGTATGCCTGCATACAAAGTAGGCGGATCCGGTGTATTAGGGGCAGGAGCACAAATTGCATCGATCGATAGCCCAACTCAAATTACATTAACTACTAACCACGGTACAACTGGTGCAGTTAACCTTGCATTTGGATATGGTGATTTAGGCGGTGGTGACTTTGTTTATGTTAATGACTCAGGTTATGGTTATGTACAATCAGTTGAAGGTGTAGTTTTTGGTACAACTGAAATTACATTTACACAGTTTGCTGGACAAGGTTCGTGGCTTGCAGGTGCAGGGTTAACATTAACTGGTAACTCATTTAGCGTAAACACTTCAAATGGTCTTACAGTAAGCGGTGGTAATGTACAAATTGCATCATCAGCAGCTGGTGCAGGTTTAACATTTGACGCCGGTGTGTTTGATATCGGCGGTACTACAAACAGAATTACTATAAATGCTGATAGCATTGACATTGCTAGCACATACGTTGGTCAAACAAGTATTACTACATTAGGTACAATTGGAACTGGTACTTGGCAAGGTACAGTAGTTGCATCAGCATACGGCGGTACCGGGTTTAGCACATACGCAGCTGGTGATATTCTATATGCATCTGCAACTAATACTTTATCAAAACTTGCTAAAGGCAACCCAGGTCAAGTAATGTTACTAGATCCAACCAGTGGTCTTCCATCATGGGCAGACGTAGACGGCGGTACTTTCTAATAAGGCTATTATGACACTTATTTTACATAAACGAAGTAATACACATTTAAAGGTACCATTAGTAAGTGATTTATCTTCAGGTGAGTTATCAATTAATACATACGACGGGAGACTGTTTATTAAAAAAACAGTCTCTTCTGTTGACTCGATTGTAACAATAAGTAATGATTATGCAGATTTAATAAATACTCCAACATTTAGTACTAACTACGGCGTAACTGTTACTACAGTTGGAACAGTTATTACTATTGGCACTCCGCAGGATTTGCAAACTACTGCAAGTCCTACGTTTGCTGGAGCAACTATTAATGGCGATTTAACAATAGTCAATAATGCTAATACTTGGACATTTAATAGCGATGGCGAAATACAATTACCGTCAGGTGGCGACATTGTTGATAGTTCCGGTGCTAGTGTATTAGGAGGCGGCGGGGGAGGCGGCGGGGGTTTATCACCAACACCAATTAAAACTTCTGCGTATACTGCAGTTGCAAACGATTTAGTTAGATGTAATTCAACTGCTAGCAGTTTTTCAGTAACACTTCCATTAAACCCGCCCGATGGGGCAATAATTGGTATTACAGATGTAGATTCTAAGTTTGCAGAACATCCAGTTACTCTTTTACCAAACACTGGCAAAACGATTGAAAATAATACTGGTGTTATTTTAGATATAAGCGGTACTTATATTTCAGTTGTTTATGTGCTAGCAGATTTAAACTGGAAAATACTTGAAACACCTATTATTCATAATGATGGTGCATTAAATTCAACTGCTATTATATCCAACAACTATGTTGCTTCAGGAAACGATTTAGTTAGATGCGATTCATCTGCTGCTAGTTTTTCAATTACATTTCCAAGTGCTCCGGTTGACGGATCTATAATTGGTATTGTTGATTCAACTAATTCATTTTCTACACATAATGTTACATTAATTCCAGGCAGTGGTAAAACTATTGACGGAAGTTCTTCATATGTGTTATCTACTAATGGGGTATATGTTTCATTTATATACATTGAAGCAACATCAACTTGGCGGTCGTTAGGTGAATCAGGGGCAGAATTAGCTGCAAACAATGTATTATTAGGTAATGGCACCAGTGCATTACAAGTTGTTGCTCCGGGCACTACTGGTAACGTATTAACTAGTGATGGCACTACTTGGAGTTCGCAACCTGCGCCCATTTCATTGCCATCACAAACAGGCAATGCTACTAAATATCTAACAACAGACGGTACTACTGCTAGTTGGGGAACAATTTCAAAAACAGTAGAAGTTTTAAAAAGAGACGGAACTACAAGTTCAAGTGTCCTTTTAACTACTGGATACCTAGCAGTTTTAAACCGTTCTAGTACAACAATACAGGTGAGTATAACTTAATGACAGCAAGATATCCATTAGTGCTTAACGGCACTACAATACAAGAATTACAAACTACTGATACTATAGCAGGTTACCCTGCTGGAACAATTGTTGGCACAACCGATACTCAAACATTAACTAATAAGACTATTACTGCATTAGGTTCTTATGAAACTAAAGTAGCAATGGCTGCATTAGACATAGATTTGTCGTTAGGTTCATACTTTACCAAGACATTAACTGCTACTACTGTTTCATTTACGGTAAGCAACATTCCAACTACTGGTACGGTTGGTTCATTTGTGTTGGATTTAACTAATGCTGGATTAGCAACTATTACATGGACATTGTCAGTGGCTGCTGGTGGCACTTCTACTGTTAAATGGGTGAGCGGCACAGCTCCGAGTGGATTAACATCTGCAGGCCGTGACAGTTTTGTGTTTTATACATACGATGCTGGAGCTACGTGGACAGGATTATTAGTTGGTAAGGATATAAAATAATGATTGTTCGTAAAATTATAAATTCAGTATCAACTAGTTCAAGTACTAGCGGGTTAGACCCGTATTTTGATAACGTTGTATTGATGTTTAATTGTGACGGGACTAATGGCAGTACATCATTTTCAGATTTAAGTTTGGTACCAAAATCTATTACTGTAAATAATGCAACTGTGTCAACTGCAACTAAGAAATTTGGAACTGGAAGCATGGTATGTACACCAGGCGTCTCAGTCCCTAGTGGGTCATATCTTAAAGCAGCTTATTCTCCAGATTTTAATTTTAGATCAGGTGATTTTACAGTAGAATGTTGGGCATATTTTAATGCAATTGCTGCATTCCAAGGAGTGTTTTCGGTTAACATTAACTCTGGTACTACCTACGGTTCGCTAAGATTAGAAACTCAAAATGGTAGTTCTAATTTTTATGTATTAGTTCGTAACAGTGGCGGATCTAATTGGCTTAGTACCAGCGGGTACGGCACATATTCTGCAGGTTCATGGATACACTTGGCAGTAGTACGATATGGAACACAAATTACATTATATTGTAACGGAGTTGGATATCCGTGCTTTACAATCTCTGGAGCAATTGACGATCAACAAGGTCCTGCATATTTTGGATGGAGTAATAACGGGTCATTTAATGGATTTGTTGATGATTGCCGTATTACTAAAGGATTAGCACGATACACTGCTAACTTTACGCCTCCAACTGCAGCGTTGCCTACGGCGTCATCTGTTGTTCCACCAACTGTTGATCCGTTATGGAGTAGCGTATTATTAGCATTAACCGGAGACGGATCAAACGGAAGTACATCAATTACCGATATAAGCACGTATGCTAGAACAGTAACACTTTCCGGTAATACACAAGTTAATACTAGTAAAAAAATAGCAGGAACCGGAAGCATTTATTTAGACGGAGTAGGAGATTACTTAACAATACCGACCAATTCTAGTTTATATTTTGGAACTTCTGATTTTACAATTGAGCTGTGGTTTAATCAAACTAGTAGAGTAGCCGGATTTCCAAATTATCCGTCATTATTTTCAACTTCAAGTGTAATTGGATGGGCAGCTGGCAGCATTGATTTATTTGTACAAGCTGCCGGCGGTGGCTCTGGATTTAATTTCTATTCATATAATATAAACCCAGGTTCAGGGTCAGTTGTTGCAAGTACAACTAACATAGTAAATAATGTATGGTATCATGTAGCTGTAAGTAGATCCGGATCTACATTTAGAATGTTTGTTAACGGTGTACAAGAATCAACTTTTACATCATCAACATCTATTGACTCTGCAGGACAACCGTGGACAATTGGTGTTAGACAGACTTCAAATGGTGATTATATTAATGGATATATTGATAACTTTCGTGTTACTAAAGGTACTGCAAGATACACTGCTAACTTTACTCCCCCAACATATCAATTGCCTGTATCATAAGGAATAATCATGGAAATAGCATTAATTAAAAACAATAAAATAGTAAAAATTGGCCATTATAAGGAGGTGTTCTCAAACACTACATTTCCGCCAACTGGCCCAAACGATGAATTTATGAAAGAAAATTCTGCTCTTGGTGTAACTGTATGGAGACCTCATAATAAAAGTACTGAAAAATTAGTTAGTTGTGAGCCAGTTATTGAAGATAATCAAGTCTTTACTGTTGAAGTTGCTGATAAGACTGAAGAAGATCTTGCAGCTGATATTGCAGTTGAATCTGCAAATGTTAGAGAAAAACGCGATCAATTATTAAAAGAGTCTGACTGGACACAAGTAACTGATGCACCGTTTACTAAAGCAGTTAAAACATCTTGGTCTACATACAGACAATCGTTACGTGATATTACTACACAAGAAGGTTTTCCGTTTAATGTTACATTTCCGGATACTCCTATTTAAATAAATATAGTAAAGGAATAACAATGATAAAACTTTCAACATATTTAAACAACGGAACTAGTAGTACAAGCAGTGGTCAACCAACAGTTGCTGCAGTACGGTATGACACTGCAAATCAAGGGTTAGAGTTGTTTGAACAAGAAAATGCTAGACTAAATATTGATGCTATTAGTAGTGAAGATGCATTTATATTAGCGTTAATCATGTAGAAGATAAGTATTATTATGAAAGTACATGAAATATTAACAGAAGGGTTATCTCGCAATAACGCTACTAATATAATTAGTAAATTTATTAAATTTGCATCTTCTGAATTAGGTTTACAAGAATTACCAAATATCGAAATGCAAGACGGTAACGATCGTAGTGTAGAATTTAGATCATTTGGCGGATACGGTGATAAACATATAACTGTTACCTTATCTAATAGACATATTATGGATGTATGTAGAACGTTAGCACATGAGCTTGTGCATTATAGACAAGACTTAAACAATGAGTTAACTCCAGACAGTGGCAACGATGGGAGCGATCATGAAAACGAAGCAAATGCGCAAGCTGCTGTTATCATGCGTAAATGGGGTAAAATGCACCCTAATTTATTTAAACAACAAGCTGTGGAATAACTATGAGAAAAAGTACTCGTTCTATTTTACAAGAACTAAGTGATATTAACCTTAACAGAGATCCAGCATTAGTAATTGAAAGTCGCGGATCTAACATAATTGAAAGTGCAATTAATTTATTAGAATTAATTAGAGAACAATACGATATAGAAACTGCAGCCGAATTAGAGCGTAGATTTATTAATAGTATTAAATCGAATGACTGCAATAAATTCAAACGTAGCATTAAACGAATATCAGAAAATAAACGATAAACCTATAATTTTTAGTTTTGAAGCTAAATAATTATAACACTTACAGAGTAGTAAGTTTATGGTAATAGAGGAGAAATATCATGCCATCATTATTTACATATACAAATCCACAAGGTATTAACGTTGCAGCTAACTATGGTCGTGTTGTTCCACAACACACATATGGTGCTCAAGGTACTAACTATACAAACTTTGGTACACGTAACTTACGTTTCATCAAAGTAAACGTTACTGGTGGTAACAACGATTTAACTAAAAAAGACGGTTTAACTGCAATCGACACTACTGATGCAACTACAACTGCAGCTACTAACTATATGGCTTCTTTGAGCTTGTATTCAAATGCAATCCGTGCATTACAAACTACTGTTGAAGTATGGGGTGTATTTACACCATCAGCTACTGATTTTATTGCAGTTGTTTCTGATGATACAGCTAACGACAGCGATACTAACTCTAACGTAGCTGGCGGATGGGGCGACACAGAAGCTGCAATCGCAGCTAACTTGAATGCAAGTGCAACTGTTGTAGTTACATCAGCAGCATTTACTGGTGCTTCATTAGCTTGGGCATAATCTAAGTTTAACTAACTAACTAAAGGGTTCACATTTTGTGAGCCCTTTTTTTATGACTGTTAAATACACTATGCACTATAAACTTTATACTTATGTTGATATAACACACACTGGACAATACCGAGTAGAACCTGGAAAGGAATCTGCACGATGGAAAGAACAGAATTTTAATACCATTCTACAAACTATTGGAATTAGGTCAAATGTCTACTATACTAACAACCCTATTGTTACCGAAGTTAAAGGTAGTCTAGTTGGGTTTGACACTGACCAAGTTGTGCGCCTTTGGAGATTTGACTTTTTTACCGAACGTGAATTTGTTTTTGAAGACAACGGAGACCCAGTTAGATATCTTAAAGATGATTTTGTATTAGTACCGTACATACAAGGATTAGACGAGTTACTTGAACAAAATTACGCAGTTTTTATAACTGAAGGTAAGAATAAGAATATCGTTTTCTATAAAAAGCAATAAATATAACTGTTACAAGTAGTAACTCAACGAACGACCATTGGAGCGATGAGATGTCATTAAAACCTACAGATATAGAAAAAAATAACTTAGAAAGCCATGTAGAACTATGCGCACTACGTTATCAAAATTTAGAAACCCGTTTAACAACAATTGAATCAAAAGTAGAATCACTTGCTGAAAAGATTCAAGAAAGTCAAGCTAGCATGAGTAAGGTTGTAATCGGTGCAACTGCAACGATTATAGCTGGTTTGTTATCAACCGTAGTAACTATCTTAATAAAATTTTAATATGCGATTTAACGAATTATCTGTCCAATCAATACCATTTCAAGAAACACTGAATCCATTACTTTGGGCAAATGATCAATTAAAAACTGAGATACGTTACCAGTTACTGCTTATCGCTAGGAATTTTACAGAATTTTTAAATGTACAGTCAATACATTTAAAAGATATTACTATTAGCGGAAGTAATGCAAGTTATGGATATTCTGAGTTTTCAGATATAGACTTGCACCTTGTAGTAGATATCCCTAGCGATAAACCAGAACTAGTTGAATTATATGATGCTAAAAAGAATCAATACAACTTTACATACAATATAAAAATTAAAAACATTGATGTTGAGCTGTATGTACAAGATACTAACCAACATCATGAATCTGCAGGCATTTATAGTATCGTAAATGACAAATGGATTAAAGAACCAAAACATCAAACACCTAGAGTAAGCGAACAAGAAGTAAACGATAAAGCTCGTAATTACGTAGGGCAAATTAATCAAGCATTAAAATCATCTAAATTAAAGTTAGCTAAAGATACAATGGATAACATTAAACGATTACGAAAATCAGGGTTAGATGATGTGGGCGAGTTTAGTGTAGAGAATCTAGCATTTAAATTACTACGCGCACATGGTAAGATTGATAAATTACGCAACCATATAAACAAATTACAAAGCTCGGCACTTAGCCTAGGAGAACAGAATGAAGATTAAAGAAATTACGTTAAAAGAGAATTATAAAATTGCAAGCATTGACCCAACTAAAGGTGCAGAGTTAGTTGACCCTAATAACCCAGACCTTAAAATAACAATGCCACTTAATCAATTGCAACCTGATCAAACTGACCCTAGTAAATATACTATTGCAACAGCATTGCCTGGTCAACCTACATCACAACCTGCACAAGCACCCGAGGGAGTTGCTCCTACTGGACAAACTACTCAGCCGCCTGCACCAATTGCACAAGACTCTACTACACAACAACCTGTACCATTTGCACAAGATACAAGTACACAACAACCTGCAAATGGACAACAACCTGCAAATGGACAACAACCTGCAAACGGACAACAGACTGCACAACAACCTGCAAATGGACAGCAACCACCTAAACCCCCACAAGTTGGTGCTGAAATTAAACTAGCAGAAAAGTTTAATGATCGTGATTTAATGAAATCTAAACACAACGATCCAATTGGCGGACCTAATGGTGGTGACAAAACTGATGATTTTATTGACGATGTAACTGATCATGATTTTGAAAAACATGCAGGAAAAAGTATTCGCAAAGAAAAACATACACAAGTACATGAATCAGAAGAACTAATTGCAATGTTAACAATTGCAGGTTTAAGATGAAAATAAACGAACTTATATCTGATTTTAAAATTTTTATTACTAATGAAGAAAAACAGTTATTAGGAAAATTAAAATATCCGATTAAATTTTCTCAACTATCTGACCATGATCAATGTGTAGTTGAAACTATGATTCGTAAAAGTTTAGTAAAAAAAATTGGATTTAATAATCCAACGGTAGTTATAAATGAAAAATCAACAGTCTAAAGTAATTAAAAAGTTTGCTGAATACTTTGATCACGAATTACAGACTACATTACCAATTTCTGTGTTACCAGACGGCTCACTATTATATAAAAAATTCTTAGTTAAACAACTTGACAATACATACTGGGGCGTGTATAATATAGAGTCAAAAGATTTAATTAATGAGTATTATCTTAAAAGCTGTGCATTGATCGCTGCTAAGGAATACAATCATAGACATTACGAAAAATATCATTCAGTCAAGTTACTCGATAGTAAATATGCATCAGTAGCTAATGATGCAATTGTATTTAAAAATAATATAAGTTTAGTAACAGACGACGAAAAATATCATATAATGCTAACACGATTAGAAGAAAGCAATGCTCTTTCAAATCAATATCAACAAATGATTTTGAAATTATTTCGTCAGTCATTTATATAAATACATAATAAGAAATAACCTAGGAATCCAATATGCAAATTAACGATTTAAATCAACGTATGACTAGTTCAAAACTAAACGAAAGTTTAGTTAAAAACTTTGGTTATAAAATACAATTAGAAAACTTTACAGATGCACAACTTGAAGATGCACGTAACAAATTACGCACTAAAATTAGTCAATTTGAAATGAACGAAAGTTATAGCACTGTAGTTGAAAATACTGACTATCAAAAAACTCGCATGTTTCTTGACGTAGTTAATCAAGAAATTTTTGAACGTGAAAACTGCGACGATGTAGATGTTGAAGAAGAACAACCTAAAAAGAAAAAACAAAAAACCGACGAAGGCTATGCACAGTCTAGATTACGTCAACGTGCTGAAAAACTGTCAGTTCCAGAAAGCTGGATTAACAGTGCAATCCGTAGAATTTCATTAGGCGAATCAGATCGTCGTGAATTGTCTGCAGAATTAAAAACACGTTATGATTTAAACGAATCACAAGCTAGTTGGATTTTGTTAGAAGACGAAGAAAAACGTGCAGATGTAATTATTCAAACACGTGACATTGTTCAACGTATCACTGGTTGGTTAGAAGATGTTGCTGCTATGCGTTCAGAACAATTTTTAGAGCTAGTAGACGACATTAAACGTGTTGCAGGTCCAGAAGTTGCACAACAATACGATGCAGTAGTTAGACCTGCAATGGATGGTATTTACTCGGCATTAGAACAATCACGTCAAGGCTTAAACCAAGGACTAGCTATTGTAGCAGGTGACGAACCTGAAATGTTAGGTGCTCCAGTTGAAGGCGAAACTGCGCAAGTAGGCGTAGCTCCTACAGGTAGCGAAAACTTAGATCTTGGTGGTCCAGAAGGAATGCCAGGTGCAGGTGCTCCTACAGCAGGCCCAGAAGCAGGCCCAGAAGCAGGCGGAATTCCTCCATCTGATGCAGGACGTATGAAACGCGAAAGTATCGAATATAGCCGTAAATTAGGAATGATGTTAAGCTCAAAAAAAAAATAATGGAAACCATTGATCCGTTGATTAGTACACTGCATTTATTACAATCTGCAGCAAATAATCAAGAGTGTGCATCTAAACAAAGTTGGGATGTCCTTAGTAAAGAATGCAATACACAAGGTGGTGGGCATATTGATAAAGAAAGCTTTGAAGCAAGATGGGAAGAAGATTCACAGCTTGCAGTTCCAACTTTACCAGAATTAGTTGCTAGTTATGACGACTTTGGCATAACAATTAAAACAGATACTGCAATTCAAGAACCGATCCCTCAGCAAACTGACACTGAGAGTAAATGGTCTAAAAAAGCTAGAATTGGTACTAGAAAACATAAAGATTAGTTGACATTTATAACATAATGTATTATAATTATGTTATGAAACTACTAATAGAAAAATACCAATATACACCAATAAACAGACAATCCGTTGAGGGCAAGAGATTATATTCTTGCCCCGATGGTTCAAAAGTTCCCTCAGTAACAACAATCCTTTCAGCAACTAAACCCGAAGAAGATAAAGCTGCACTACAAGCATGGCGTAAAGCTGTTGGCTATGAAAAAGCACAACAAATTACAACTGAAGCTGCTAGTCGTGGCACTCGTATGCATAAATTTTTGGAAGATTTTGTTGAACAAGGTTATATAAACGAAGCAGGATCTAATCCATACAGTCAGCAAAGTCATAAGATGGCTCAACACATTATAGATCATGGATTAAAACATGTCAACGAAGTATGGGGTAATGAAGTTGCATTGTATTATCCCGGGTTATATGCTGGCACTACAGACGCTGTAGGTTTACATTTAGGCGAACCTGCTATTATTGATTATAAACAATCTAACAAACCTAAAAAACGCGAATACATAGAAGACTATTATCTCCAACTAGCTGCATACGCCATTGCACATAATCATATACACAACACTTCTATACAAAAAGGCGTTGTGCTTATGTGTGTTAAACCACCTGAACTTTCACCATGGGTATGGGGTGAACCACAATATCAAGAGTTCATATTAGAAGGTAGTGAATTTAACAAATATGTTAATAAATGGTGGGATCGGGTGGATGCATATTACAGTATGAACGGATAAATACAACAAACGGAGATTATTATGGCAACAGTTACAAGAGTAAATGGTTCATCAACTACAGTTGGAACCTTATACAATCAAAATGCAAATTTATACATTATTCAAGTTAAGAATACAAGTAATGCTAACATTAACTTACAATTAGAAGATAGTACAGATAGCGACAATGGCGGTGCAGACGTTGCATTAGTTAATGGTACAGTTGAATACATTGTTAAAGAAATTAGTCCATTAGCATGGTTTACACCTGCTGCATCAGCTGGTTACATTTATGTAGTTATGGATAAAGCAATTAACAGTGCTGCTGAACTACAAACACGTATTCGTAGAATTGGATTAAAAGCTGATGGTACAACGTCAGTTGGCCCAAATGCAGTTGACATTAGTGGAACTACAGTTGTTGATGCAGTTACAGTTACATTTGCATTAGTATAACAAACAGCCCTAGTAAACTAGGGCTTTTTTATGGGTGAAAAGTCATAAATATAACATAAGAGGATATATTAATGGCAGTGTTCCAAATTTCAAAAATTCAAGTACGTCGAGGATCAAAAGATAGTTTACCGCAGCTTTCATCGGGCGAGTTAGGCTGGGCAATTGATGAAAGACAACTGTTTATTGGCAACGGATCAGTTAGTGACGGTGCTCCGGCTGTAGGAAACACTAAAGTATTAACCGAACACGATTTATCAACAAGTCTAATTCAAACATTACAATATACATACGATTCAGATGCAACTGATGGATCATTACAAGGTAAATTAGCAGAAAATGTTTCATCAAAAGACTTTGGAACTAAAGGTAACGGTATTACAGATGATACTACTTCATTCCAAACTGCAATCAATACGTTGTTTAACAATACTACAAATCCTGCAACTGGCAGCGGTGGTGACAACGTTAAAGCGCGGGTAACTCTTTCAATTCCACCTGGGATATATAAAATCTCCGGATCAATTATTGTACCAAGTTATGCAACCATTATTGGTGCAGGTATTGATAAAACAATCTTTAACTATGTGCCTGACCCTAGCAGTACTACCCCCGGAACTGCATTTATTACTACTGCAGATGAGGTTACCCATGATATCGTAATATCAGATTTAACCATAACTACAACTAGTAATCTTGCATCTACTTTATTAAATTTACATTCTACTAATAGTATATTTACTAACTTAAAACTATTTGGTAGTCGCACTTCTACAAATTTAAGTGTTGAGAGCAAAGGTATAAAAATATTAGAAGATTCAGAAAATCTTATATTTGAAAATATAAATATCAGCAATGTGTGTTTTGCAGTAGATGCAAGACAACGTGTAACAAATTTAAAATTTAACAATGGATACTTTGATTCAATTGGATACGGATTAGTATTAGGTAACATTACTACTGGATTCGCTAACGAAAATCAAATTACTAATATTAAATTTATAAACGTTACTGCAAATGCAATCCTTATAACTAAGGGTACTAAAAACTATGTTAATAATTGCATTATGACACATGTTGGTAACGATCAAGATGACGTACAGGCTAGATACCCGCAAGTATATTTTGCAAATTTCGGAAATGTATGCACAAATTTAAAATCAAATCGCGGGTCAACTACTAGTAATACTACTCGATATGTTCCAGAAGTTGCAGGGTTTGGCGAGTATAGCAGTAGCACGTTTACTACAGAACTAGTTGATAATGTTGCATGGCATGATATTTGCAGACTGCCATTTAATATTTCAAGTTTAGGAACTGGTACTATACCTGTATCATACAAGATTACATATTTTTATAAATGCGATTCTTATGTTAGATCCGGAGTTATATCATTTGCTGCTGATACTACACATCTTGTTAATTCTGAAATTAGTATATCTGACGACTTTACTGTCTCAGGAAACGATGATAATGCATTGTTGCTAGACTTTTTAGCAAGTATAAATTATCAATCAATAACTATTTCAGCACGTAATATGGCGGCAACGTCAACATTACGTCAACTAACATATTCGTACGTTGCATCATTCTAACCATAACTGTAGACTTATCAGGAAAAAGAACGTATAATTACGTTAAATGATAAGAGATAAGTCTACTTTTTTACACCTTATATCTCATTGTTTTATATAGTATTTCTTTTCAATCTAATTCTATTTTTAGAGAATAGTCTGCCAAATAAATACTAACCTAACCAGAAGTGAAATTATATGAATAAAATAACAGTAACAAAAAGAAATGGCACTCAAGTAGAGCTTACGATTGATAAATGGCAGGCACAAATTGCAAAGATTTGTAGCGGAATTGCCGATGTAAGTCAGTCTATGATTGAAATTAAAAGTCAGCCACAATTTTACGATAATATTACTACATCCGAAATTGACGAAATTACACTACGGGCAATCGTTAACTTAATTGATGTTGATGCTAACCCAGATGTAGGTCATACTAATTACCAATACGTTGCAGGCAAACAACGGTTGTCTATGCTACGTAAAGATGTATACGGACAATACGAGCCGCCACATCTATATACAATTGTTCAAAAGAACATTGAAGTTGGTCTATACACTCCAGAATTACTAGAATGGTATACTGTAGACGAATGGACCAAAATGAATGACATGCTTGATCATTCAAAAGACGAAACTTATTCATTTGCTGCTATTGAGCAGTTAATTGAAAAATACTTAGTACGTAATCGTTCTACTAAAGACATTTACGAAACACCACAGATTAGATATATAATTGCAGCTGCAACTGTGTTCCATAGGGAAGAACCAACTGCAGCTAGAATGAAATTTATAAAGGAATATTACAATGCGGCGTCTGATGGTTTATTTACTCTTGCTACTCCTGTTCTTGCTGGGCTCGGAACTCCAACTAAACAATTTAGCAGCTGTGTTCTCATACGCAGTGATGACGATTTGGATTCTATATTTGCTAGTGGCGAGATGATGGCAAAATATGCTAGCAAACGCGCTGGCATAGGTTTAGAAATTGGACGTGTACGCGCATTAGGAAGTCCTATACGCGGTGGTGAAATTATGCACACAGGTATGATTCCATTTTTAAAGAAATGGTTTGGTGACTTACGTTGCTGTTCACAAGGTGGAATTAGAAATGCTAGTGCTACTGTGACATATCCAATTTGGCATTATCAGTTTGATGACTTAATTGTACTTAAGAACAATCAAGGCACAGACGAAACACGGGTACGCCATTTAGACTACAGTGTAGTATTAAGTGCATTCTTTTGGCGTAGATTTAAAAACAAAGAAAACATAACATTTTTTGATCCTAATGAAGTTCCAGACTTATACGAAGCGTTTTACACTGATACAGCTCTCTTTGAAAAACTGTACCTACAGTATGAAAAAAATACAGGAGTTCGGAAGAAGACCATGTCTGCGGAAGAAGTATTCAAAGGAGGACTCCTAAAAGAACGAACTGACACCGGGCGCATCTACTTAGTCTTTATAGATAACGTAATTAAGCAAGGACCGTTTGATCCATTATGGCATACAATTTATCAAAGTAATTTATGTCAAGAGATTTTACTTCCGACCAAAGCATTTAAGCGTTTAGATGATCCAGCTGGCCGAATTGCATTATGTACACTAGGTAGTATCAATTGGGGAGCTTTCCGTAACCCAGAAGATATGCGTAGAGCTTGCCGTATCTTACATCGTAGTTTAAACAACATACTAGACTACCAAGATTTCTTATCTGTACACAGTAGTGAAAGTAATCAAGAAATACGTCCATTAGGTATCGGTGTTACTAACTTAGCATACTGGCATGCAAAACGCAACTTTAAATACGGCGATGCAGATGCATTAACTGAAGTTAAAAGTTGGATAGAACATCAAACATTCTTCCTAACAGAAATGTCAGTTGAATTAGCTAAAGAACGTGGTGCATGTAGAGACAGTGCTAAAACACGGTACGGACAGGGTATTTTTCCGTGGGAATTACGTGCAGACGGAGTTAATGAATTAACTGACTTTACTCCAGAACTTGATTGGGAACCATTGCGTGCTGATATGAAAGAGTACGGTGTACGTAATGCTACAGTAGGTGCTATTGCTCCAGTTGAAAGTTCTAGTGTAGTGATTAACTCAACTAACGGCATTGCAATGCCAATGCATTTAATACAAACTAAAGAATCTAAATCAGGTTCACTTACACAAGTAGTTCCGGAATATCATAAGTTGAAAAACAAATATCAGCTTATGTGGGATCAAACTGATTGCGTAGGTTATTTAAAAACTGCTGCAGTATTAGCTGCATACATTGATCAATCTATTAGTACTGATACTTTTTACAACCCTGCACACTTTGAAGGTAGAAAAGTACCAACTACACTAATTGCTAAGAACTTAATGTTAGGACTTAAATGGGGGATCAAAACCTTTTATTACAGCCTAGTGAATAAACAAGGTAGTAAAGAAGAAGCCGAAGTTGATTTACCTAGTGCAATTATTGAAGACGATGAAGAATCCTGCGAGGCCTGTAAGCTATGAGCTATAGTTTTATTAAGCAATTCATAACTGAAGGTAAACCTGCATCATTAAAAATAGATCCTCTACCATACGGAATGGATGATTTAAACCCTGCTATATCAAAAGCAACATTAGATTATCATTATGAACATCTTGCTAAAACATACGCAAAGCGTTATAATGCAGGTGAAGGTGATCCTGTGTTTAATGAAGCAGGTGTATTTTTACACAATATCTTATTCCAACAATATCAAGAGTCAACTGGCAATTTAAACAAGCCAGTTGGCAAAGTTTTAGATTTAATTGAAACACATTATAAAACTTTTGATAAGTTTAAAGAAGAGTTTTTAAAAGTAGCAATGGGCATACAAGGCAGTGGTTGGGTTTATCTTGCTAAAGATGGCAAGATCAAAACAATAACTAATCATGCTATTAAAAAAGACATTGTATTGTTAGTTGATTGGTGGGAACATTCTTACTCTCTCGATTATCAATGGGATAAAAAACGTTATCTTGAAAACCAGTGGAAGATTATAAATTGGAAACATATCAATGAATCTATGATGTAAAGGAGCACACGCATGGCTGAAACTAAAATACATAGAAAAATTTTTATTAAGAATTACGGACCTATTCCGGAAGGATACGATATCCATCATATTGATGGTAATCATAGCAACAACACTCCTACAAACTTAAAAGCAGTATCATTACAAGAGCACTTTGATATACACTATTCACAAGGGGATTTTGCCGCTGCAAATAGGATAGCACAACGTCTTGGATTAACAAAAGAAGAAAGAAGTAAATTGTGTGCTCTTGCTGCTATTAAGGCAAACAAGGACGGCAAATGCGGGTTTGGTCTAGGACACGCTTCTATCGCTGGAAGTATTGGCGGTAAAAAAGGTGGACAATCTGCTAAGGAAAACAAAACAGGCATATTTGCGCTAACTCCTGAACAGAATAAACAAAGACATCTGAATAGCGTAATATCAAAATTAATTAAAAACGGCAAGGCAAGTGCGTGGCCAAGAAAGGAACACGTAAACAAAAAGTTATGAAACAAGTACTAGAAAAGTTACATGCAATAGACAACGGAGGCCTTCTATATTATAAGTGGAAGGCAACTTCTTTAACTAATGCTATATTAAACAAAGTAAAAGAAATCAAACTATCAATAACAATATATTGTTTAGTGTTTTTAGCATATTTAGGTATAATTAAAAAATGAAAGATAAAAAATTAGTAATATCAATGCGACATAATTTAAAGGTTGAATTACCACTTAAGCACGATGTTAACACTAACGAATGGGTAATGCGTCTTCCAGAAGAAACATTAACTGACATAACACAATATCTTGAAAGTGCGTGGTATGCACTAGACGAAAAAAGCACAATAAGGATTAAAGACGATGAGTGATGAACAGTATAACTTAGGTGAACAAACTAACTACTTGTCTAGAAAACTGTTTCTAGACGGAACAGTTACAATTCAAAGATTTGAAGAAGTACGCTATCCACGTATTCAAAAGTTTGAAGCAACTGCTAGAGGGTTCTTTTGGACTCCAGAAGAGATTTCATTAAGTAAAGATGCTAACGATTTTAAAGATGCTAGTGATGCAGTTAAACACATATTCACTAGTAACTTACTAAGACAAACTGCATTAGATAGTTTGCAAGGCCGCGGTCCTACCCAAGTGTTCACACCTGTAGTAAGTGTACCCGAAGCAGAACTACTAATGCTTAATTGGGGGTTTTACGAATCAAATATTCATAGTCGTAGTTATAGCCATATTATTCGTAATATCTATAATATTCCAAAAGAGATATTTAACACCATACATGATACTAAAGAAATTGTTGACATGGCAAGCAGTGTTGGCAAATACTACAATAAATTGCATAAACTTAACTGTCAAAAAGAACTTGGTATTGAAATTCTTGAAAGAGATCACATTAAAGCTATTTGGCTTGCACTACACGCAAGTTATGCATTAGAAGCATTCCGCTTTATGGTATCATTTGCTACTAGTTTAGCAATGGTCGAAAACAGGCTGTTTATTGGTAATGGTAACATCATTGCGCTTATATTACAAGATGAGTTATTACACAAAGAGTGGACTGCGTATATGATTAATCAAGTAATAAAAGATGATCCGCGTTTTACCGAAATTAAAGCAGAGTGTGACGAAATCGTGTATAATATGTACTTAGATGTGATCCGCGAAGAAAAAGAATGGGCAGATTACCTATTTTTAAAAGGTCCAGTGATTGGCCTTAATGCTAACATCTTAAAAGAATTTGTTGACTATACTGCAGTACACGCTTTGAAAGAAGTAGGTATTAAGTATCGTGAACAAGCACCTAAATCAACGCCTATTCCATGGTTTAACAAACACGCCGATCCAAGTAAAAAGCAAACTGCTTTACAAGAATCTGAAAGTGTAAATTATGTAATTGGCGTTATGAGTGACGAATTAGATTATGACGAATTACCAACATTGTAACGACATTTGTGCATGCATGGGACCGCAGGGCGATGATCCTGTATGTCCATGCGAAATGCTTAGAGAAGGAAAACAACCATCATATGGATTATGGACTAAGACAGACGTAGAGGCTATGAACAATGCGGTCGGACAGATATTTAAAAAAATCTCGCAAGGGTAACGGCGCTGCAGGAAATGCAAATCAAGCAATAGCACTAAATTCACCAGCGAGAGTAAAAGCAATGATGGCCAATATAGCAAAAATAGATTGGTCAAAACCGTACAAGGATTTTATAAAATGACAGCAATTATATGGTCAAAAGACCAATGTCCGTACTGTGTGCAAGCTAAGAGCTTGTTGCAAATGAAAAACATCAACTTTGAAGAACGAAACATTTCAAATGGTGGATGGACTAAAGAACAACTATTAGAAGAAGTACCAACAGCACGAACATTACCGCAGATTAAAATTGATGACAATTACATCGGTGGTTTTTCAGAATTACAACAATACTTAAAGGCAAATTATGATTATAGATAAAGGCGTATCACCAGGTGAAGTAGTTACAATTAAACTTACTTCAGGCGAAGAACTAATTGCATCATTAGTTGAAGAAACTGACAAATACATTAAAGTTTCAAAACCACGTGTATTAGCAGCTGCACAAGGTGGAATTGGAATGGCACCTTATTTGTTTACTGTTGATCAAGACAAAACAATTAAAATCGCTGCTGCTACAGTAGTAGTATTAGAAGCAACTGAAAGAGAATCAGCAAAATCATACACCGAAGCAACTACTAGCCTTATTTTATAGCATAAATACGATATGGGCATTTCAACTACTAATTTTGGCATTATACACGAAAATGAAAGATTTTCAAAATCTGCAACATGCGGCGTACATGAAGTTATTAATTCAGTAACTTCTTCATTTCCACATGTCGGAGTTAGTGTTTCATTTTCAACTAGAGTAGTTACTATATCCGGTAGATACCAAAATATGTACAGTCCAGCAACTTGGAAATACATACCAGTTGATTCTGTTGATGTAGTTACAATCTCTAATTTTGATCTTATGCCTAGTAAAATTGGTACAGTAGTTGAAGGGGAGAAAGAAGCTGGTAGTATTGTGTTGGTTACTTATATTGTTAATACAACTGAAACTATTAAAACATATACTACCGAAACTGGTTACAATAGTGTAACAGATCC